GATCTACTGTAATAAACCTACATACTTTGGGGCTGGCTATATGCTGGCCCCATTAGTGTATCAAATTTATGCAACAAAAAACTCTTGGGGCATAAAAGATTTATTAAGGAAACATAATGGCTCTTACTTTTCTTTCATTAACTAATAGTACTATTACACGTATGAATGAAGTAGAGCTTACATCTACTACTTTTACTAATGCTAGAGGTGTACAAACACAATGTAAAAATGCAGTTAATGAGTCAATACGGTATATTAACCAACGTGAGTTTGGTTATTCTTTTAATCACGCTACTAATTCTTCTACTTTAGTGGCAGGACAAACTAGGTATACAATACCCACAAGCACCAAATCTATAGATTATAGCACAGCTAGAATTAAAAAAGACTCTGATCTTAATGTATCAGGCAACAGTCTTACAACATTAAATTACAATGAGTATATTCAAAATGGACTTGCTGATCAAGAAGACGATGTTATTGCTACTACACTAAATGGTTCTCATTCTAGCTCTGTAATCACACTAACTCTCACATCTACTACAGGTCTTGATACTGCTGGTACAGTGCATATAGGTGGAGAACAAGTAACATACACCGGTATTTTAGGCAATGATATTACAGGGTGTACACGTGGTGCTAATAGTACCACTGCTGCTACTCATTCAAGTGGTGTTGCAGTTACACAATTTGAAGATGGTGGTGTGCCTAGAAGTATTGTACGTACCCCTGATAATAACTACCTTCTTCATCCCTATCCAGATAAAGCTTATACACTAGCTTTTGATTTCTATACATTTCCTAGTAATTTATCTGCTCACGATGATACAACAAGTATTCCTGACAGATTTGCACCTGTTATTGTAGATGGTGCTTCAGCTTATGTTTATCAGTATCGTGGGGAAATGCAGCAATATCAATTAAACTTTGCTAGGTTTGAACAAGGCATTAAAAATATGCAAAGCCTTCTTATCAACAAATTTGAATATGTTAGGTCTACTGTTGTGCTTAGGCCACGTGGTTCTGTCAACTTTATGTCTGGTGTTATTTAATGCCAGATAGTTCTCAAACACAACCTGCTGCATTTAATTGTGAAGGCGGTCTAGTTAAAAACCGTTCTACTTTTCTTATGCAACCGGGAGAAGCATTAGAGTTAGAAAACTTTGAGCCTGATGTTGAGGGTGGCTATAGAAGAATAAATGGACATCGTAAATACGTAAATCAAATAGTACCTCAAACATCTGCTAGTTCTGAAAAAATACTTATGGTTGCTAGTTTTGCAGATAAAGTATTAGCTGCTAGAGGTGAAAAAATATTTAGTTCTGCTTCTACTGAAGTTGCTTCTAAGATATCTTCTAGCACAGGCATGACAGGTTCTGGTACTATTACAGTAGATAGCACTACAGGATTTTCTTCTAGTGGTACTATACAAATTAATGATGAAATTTTTACTTATACAGGTGTTACCTCCGTTACTTTTACAGGTGTAACTAGAGCTACTTCAAGTACTACTGCTGCTAATCATGCTGTTGATGATGCAGTATCAGAAGATTGGACAGAGAGAGATACTGGAAGAAGTAGTGCAGGTAAATACCGCTTTGAAAGATATAACTTTGATGGTAATGAAAAGATAATTGTTGTTGATGGCACAAATGCACCAACAATATTTAACTCTTCTGTTTCTGCAACTGACGTTAGTGAAAGTTCTGTAGCTGGTTCTACTATTGTAACAGCATTTAAATCACATATGTTTTATGCAGGTAAATCTAGTACCCTTCAAACATTAGTATTTAGTGAGCCTTTTGATGAGGATGGTTTTAATTCTGGTGATGGTGCAGGTACTATTAAAGTAGATGATAACATTGTTGCTTTAAAAGTTTTTCGTGATGCACTATTTATTTTTTGTGAAAATAGAATATTTAAACTAACAGGTTCTACTTTAAGTGACTTTGCAATACAACCTGTTACGAGAAATATTGGTTGTGTAAATGGAGACACTATTCAGGAATTTGCAGGTGACTTATTATTTCTTGGACCTGATGGATTAAGAACTGTTGCAGCTACTGCAAGGATTGGTGATACTGCACTTGGATCAATTACACAAAATGTGCAGTCTATATTTGATGCTAACATTAAGAATGCTGCAATTTTTGATAGTGTAGTTATACCAGATAAAACACAGTATAGAATATTTTTCTCTAAAGAAGGTCAAGCAAATAGTTTAACAAAAGGTATTATATGTGTTCAACGTGCAGACAAGTATGAGTTTTCAGAGATACGTGGTATAAAACCTTCTGCTACAGACAGCCTAGTTATTGATGGTAATTCAACTGTATTACATGGAGATTTTTCAGGCTATATAAATCGTCAAGAAGCAGGAAATACTTTTGATGGAACCCCAATATTAGCTAGGTATAGAAGTCCATATTTAAGTTTTGGTGACACTGGTATTAGAAAACACATGCAAAGAGTTATTATTAACTATAAACCTGAATCTGCTATTGATGCTGATTTGTTAGTACGTTATGATAACGAAGCTACTGAATCAGCAAGACCTGCAGCATATGCATTAGACTCTTCATCTGTAGCTGCACAATTTGGTGTTGCCTTATTTAGTACTAGTAGTAGTGCTACACAGTTTGTTTTTGGTGGACCTTCACAGCCTTTAGTAAGACAGTCAGTAGAGGGTTCAGGCTTTTCTGTTGCATTAAGAGTAAATGATGGTGGTGAAACTGCACCATATTCCCTTAAAGGGTTTCAATTAGAGTATCAATTAGGAGCAAGACGTTAAATGGGTGCTACATATACAAGACAATCATCTTTTACTGATGGCGATGTTATCACCGCTGATCTGTTTAATAATGAATATGATCAACTTTTAGCTGCCTTTGCTGCAAGTACAGGGCATACACATGATGGTACTGCTGCAGAAGGTGGACCAATTACTAAACTGTTAGGCACTTCTATTACTATTGGTGATGCTACTTCAGGCACAGACATTACAGTAACATTTGATGGTGAAACTAATGACGGTGTATTTAAGTGGATGGAGGATGAGGATTACTTTGAGTTTTCTGATGATTTACTTATTGCGTCAACGGAGAAGATTCAGTTTCGTGATACTGCTATCTATATTAATTCTAGTACTGACGGTCAGCTTGACATTGTAGCTGACAGTGAAATACAAATAGCTGCTACTACTATTGATATAAATGGTAATGTAGATATCTCAGGTACACTCACTATTGGTGGTGCAGGTATATCAGAAGCAGAATTAGAGATACTTGATGGTGCTACTGTTACTACCACAGAAATAAACATTCTTGATGGTGATACAACTGCTAGTTCTACTACTGTAGCTGATGCTGATCGTGTTGTATTTAATGATGCTGGTACAATGAAGCAAGTAGCAGTAACAGACCTTGCTGCTTACTTTGACGATGAAATTACTGCAATGCCTAACTTAGTTACTACTGCTGCAACTACTGTAGGTGCATTGAATAGTGGTAGCATTACATCAGGCTTTGGTACTATTGATACAGGTTCAAGTAATATTACTACTACTGGATTAATTTCTGGTGGATCATTAGACATAGACGATGTTCTTATTAATGGTACTACTATTGGTCACACAGATGATACAGACTTAATTACTCTTGCTAATGGTGTAGTAACCGTAGCAGGTGAAGTTTCTATGACTACCCTAGATATTGGTGGTACTAATGTTACTAGTACTGCAGCAGAACTTAATATTGTTGATGGTGGCACTTCAGCCACTTCTACTACTGTAGCTGATGCAGACAGAGTAGTAATGAATGACAATGGCACTATGGTGCAGGTTGCTGTTACTGACTTAGCTGCTTACTTTGATGATGAGATTACAGCTATGCCTAATCTTGTTACTACTGCAGCTACAACTGTTGGAGCATTAAACTCAGGTAGTATTACCAGTGGCTTTGGTACTATTGATACTGGCTCTAGTGCCATTACGACTACGGGCGTTATTACTGGTGGTACGTTAGAAGCTACTACAGACACTGCAGCAGGTGATAATGCTGCTATTGGTTACACAGCAGCAGAGGGCTTGATCCTTACAGGTCAGGGTTCTACCTCAGATATTACGCTAAAGAATGACGCAGATGCTACAGTGTTTACTGTACCGACAGGTACTGATGATATTTTGTTTCCTGACAATGCCAAAGCAATGTTTGGTGCTGGGTCTGATTTACAAATTTATCATGATGGGTCTAATAGTTATATCTCAGATCAAGGCACTGGTAATCTTCGTATCTTAGCTACAAACTTTAATGTAAAAGATGCAACTGGAACAAGAGATTTGTTCTTTGCGCAAGATGGCGACTTAACAAAGATTTATTACAATGGTCTTGACCGCATAGAAACCACCAGCACAGGCGTAGATGTTACAGGTATTATTGTATCTGACGGTATGTCTACAAACACCTCTGGTACATCTAACTTTATAGCAGGTGTAAACGCAGGTAACTCAATAGCATCTGGCGGCAACTACAACGTGGTTGTGGGCGATGAGGCTGGTACTGCTTTGACTACAGGCGATAATAATGTGGCTGTGGGTAAAGATGCTTTAAGAACAGAAGATGCACATGGTAAAAATGTAGCTGTAGGAATGAATGCTTTAGAAGATTTGAATGCAGGTGCTGACGGTGAAAATGTAGCCGTTGGAAATGAAGCAGGTTCTGAAATGACTACAGGCATTAAAAATGTTCTAGTAGGTAGTCAAGCTGGTGATGCTCTTACGGATGCTGACTTTAATGTTGCAGTCGGAATGGCTGCTTTATCAGGAGATACTTTAGGAAGTAAATCTGTAGCCATAGGTACTTTTTCTTTATTAGCTCAAAATTTTACGACAGCTACTGATAGTTTTAACACAGCAGTAGGTTATACAGCAGGACTAAATGTCACAACAGCAGTTAACAACACCATAATCGGAGCGCTTGCTGGCGATGCGTTAACAACTGGCAATGAAAACGTGGCGGTGGGATTTGAAGCACTTTCCACTGAAG